AAACTCAATAGGCTGTATCTTAAATCTCTTGTAGTGCTTACCACCTATTTGTCTCTTGGTAGCCCTCTCTGTGCTTCTCTGTGGCTTTAAAGTAGCTTTCCGACCCATTTTCCTGTCTTATCTTTGATAAAAGGCTCAATTATAGGTAATCCATTATAAATGACCGAACAACCTATTATTGGTCTAGCTTTCTGTAATTTGTTATATCTAAATGCCAAACTCTTATTATCTATCATACACCCTACCTGAAGCCCAAAATAAAGCCCTAAACTGTTTCCATAGTATCTTACACCCATTAAGCTATGATAATGACCCTGAACACAAGACATTCCCATTGATTGTGCTAATTTTAAAACATCTGCTGTTTTACCATGACAGAAATAAACTTTACCAAGTGGTGTATCTATTGTTAAATCATCATGCCATTTCCAACCCTTACTTACTTCTAAAAAATCATTATATTTTTTAATATATGCTTTTGGGATGCCATGTTTAAATGCTCGTCTAAATACTAAGCTACCATGATTAGAGTCTAACAAATCCATTTTAGGAAATAATTTTTCTAATTCTTTTACAATAGGTAAAGATAATTTAAGTTCGTCTCCGGCACTAGGAAGATCAGGGTCGCTATCATGGAAAGATAGTGCGTGTTTATCTAATTCATCTCCAATGTGGATGACTTTCTGAGGTTTATATTTTTTTTTTAAAAGTTTAAGAAAATCCATTAATTCAGGAACATGATATGGAATATGAGTATCGCTTATTATCAAAACAGACTTATAGATCATAAGTCTTTAATACAACTATTTAGTGAGTAAGTAAAGTAATTGACCTAAAACTAAAAGACCAACAGCACCTAGACCATATAAAATTCTATCTATGTCTTGCTTCATGTGATGTAAATGATTTTTGATTATTAGATCAATCTTTTGATTTACTAATTTAATCTTACCATCTAATTCTACAAATTTTTCTTTACTTGATTTCATTACTTTTTTTTCTTTCTTCGTAAATCAATATCATGTTTTCTACTTCCACGCAAAAAACTATTAACTCTGCCCATACTCCATCCAGCCATAGATACTTTTGGTCTTGACCCTGAAGATAGAAAAGCACCCTGACCTCTACGATATACTTTTTTTAATGTGCCTAATGTAATGTTTTTTCTTGTTTTAGCTTTTGCTCTAAGTGTTGCAATAACTCTTGCAGATAATGGTTTTCTTCTAACAGCCATTATTTTACTCTTGCTTTAAACATTGATTTTGGAATAGTAGCACCAGCTTTGTATAGACCTGACATTTGTTTCAAAAGCTTTGCTCTTGACCCTCGTTTTTTACCTTTTAATCCTGATAGATATTTCTTAGGTATTTTAGTCTTTTTATCTCGTGCTACTTTTCTCATTACTTTTTCTTCTTTTTCTTTTTACTCATTTTGTTTTTTTTAGCTGGTCTTCCTCTTTTAGACCCATATGTTCCTTTTCCTTGTGGCATAACTTTCTCCTATTAGTTTTGCATTTTACCATCTGACCATTTTGCATCAGGTAATCCATTTGTATATGATTTGCCATCATATGTTAATACTTGTTTTCTATTTGAGCCATCTTTATATGATACATGAATCCAGCCTGAACTACTTTCTCCTGTCCAAAATTCTAAAATACATTGATCAAAATTTACATTGTTAGTAAGCCATAAAGCTACTTGTAAATTAGAGACTCCAGCTATTTCAAAATCTACTGCTTCTCCTGAACAATGCTGTGATGTTGCTTTGCTACCTATTGCTTCTGATAATTCAGGGCTTCTATATCCTGATGTGATAGTGACAGGCTTATCAAACTTTGCTCTTACAGGCTCTAATACTTCATAACAAAGATCGCCTAAGTTTTTAATCTCTCCACTACCAGCTTTATTTTTAATACCTTTTCTTGTGGCTGTTTGCGATTTTTCCATCTCCTCTAAAGTGAAATTTTTGCTTAATTGCATTAAGACTCCTATGGTTTGCTTGGAAACTCTACTGCTTCTACTTCTTCTACTGTTGTAAGACCCTCTGTGATGTCTCTTAATTCTTGTCGCCAATTTTTAAATCCAGCTGATAATGTTGTTCCTTTTTCTTTAGCCATAGTGACTTCCCAATCGCTATCTGCTAAAAGTCTATTTCTATTTACTCTTAAATTATTTAATGCCCTATCTAAAGCTCCGTTATCCCATTCAGTTTTATTAGCTTCTTGTTCTGCAATTTCTTTAGCAGTTAAATCTAATTCTTCTATACCAGTTGGTCTTATAATTATTTTTTTCATTATGCTTTTACTCCATATAAATAACAGTTGCCTGATGTTATGTTTCCTGTACTAGCAAGAATTGTAAATCCACTTAAAGCAGTTGTGTTAGCATCATAATAACCACCACCAGTTGAGGTTACCCAATATCCTGTTTCTGAACTATAATGTTGAGAACTTTTATAATGATAATGTTTATATAAAGATGTGCTTAATGGATTAAAAATTGTTAATTCTGCGTTAAAAGATAATTTACTTGCATTTGATACAGCATAACCTTGTTGTAGTTTAAATTGGTCAGTATTTGTTTGATTAGATGTTCCATCACTTGAAGCTGTACCTATTTGTATTGCACCATGTTGTCCAACATTTTGATAATCTGAAGTAGTTACATCTGCATCTGATATTCTATATCTCATAGATATATTTGGATTATTTGTTGATGGAATAAGATCAGTTATAATTATTTTATAATGAGAATAAGCTGAAGTAAAATAACCATCAAAAGACAAACTGTTTGAACTAAAAGAACCAGAAGCTAATTTTACAAAATCCGAACTAACTGCACCCCAAGATAAAACTCCTGAACCGTCTGTTTTTAAAAGTTCGTTTGCATTTCCATCATTATTTGGAAAAGTTAAAGTGTATGAAGCATTTGCACTATGAGGTGGAGATTTTAATTTAATTCCATGTGAATTTTGAGAACAGTTTAATTGTAAATAACCATCTTGTGAACTGCCATCTCCTTTAGCTTCAAAACTAGGTAATGATGAAGTTGAAATTGCATTTATTTTATCTCTAGTTACTGCATCGTTTTGAATCTTTGCTTCTATAACTGAATCTGTTGTTAGTTTAGATGCTGAAACTGTATTGTCGCTTGGAGTTCCAATATCTAAAACATTTCCATATACCATTATGAAATCAATAACATCGCCTGTACTTAAACCTGATGCAAAAGTAATTGTTGAACCTGAAACTGTAAAAGAACTTATTGGTGCTTGGATTACACCATTCAAAGATACCAACATATGATTAGCAGATTCAGGTGTAAAATTAACTGAACTACTTTGCATAGTATATCCAGCTTGACCATTAACTACACTTATTGCGTCTAGTTTAACAAAATTTCCTACACTTGGTTCTTTACCTATATAAGCCATAATTAATATTGTAGAGATACGCCTGTCACTCTACACTCCTTACTTCCACTTGATTGATTTGCAAAACTTATTTTGTACTTCAACTGCGTTCCAGCAGTAACTGAAAGATCAGATACTTTACAACATTTAACACCACTTGCAAAGTCAGGTAATGCAGTTAATGTTGCTGTGCTAAAGTTTGAACCATTGTCAGCACTTAATTGTAAAACTAAATCAGAATTAAGAGCATTTGTTCCAGATGCATCGGTGTAAGTTATTACTGCGCCCATTTTTGAAGTTGATGAAGCTGTAATTGCATTGGATATAAAGTTTCCTGTTGCACTTGTTACTGTTACTGCATTAGGTGTGAAATTAGCTGAATATCTTGCAACATCAGAAAATCTAACTTCATCTAAATAACCATTTAAATAATAATATCCGTCTGTTCTATAACCAAAATCCATTGAACCTGAGTGATTATTTATAATACCATTTGGTGTAGTATTAGTAGTTAAAGATATATTTGTTCCATTTACAAAAATTTTGATAACTCCACTTGCTCTAGTAATAGCAACGTGTGTCCAAGTATTTGCTACAAAAGTGTAAGGTGCAATACAATCAACTGCTGTTGAACCACCTTGAACACTAACAATTTCAACATTTCCACTACTATTAATATAAACGTGATACCTATTATTAGCACTTTCTCTGCCAGATATTATACAGTAAGTTGTATTAACAGCATTTAACCAAACCCAAAATTCCATAGTAAAATCATTTGTTGAATAATTAAATTTTGCATGGTCAGGATAATCTAATTCGTCACCACTACCGTCAAAAGAAGCAGAATAACCACCAAATTTACTTTGTGCTGAACTTCTAGTAGTATTACCACTTAATGACGGTGCGCCAATATTTCCTGCACTATCAGTTAATCCTGTATCGTTCATATGAAGCAACATATCTGTACTTCCGTCATCTGAAAAAGCACTTTCTGAAGTAGTGACACTAGACACATATTCACTATCATTTCTGTCAGTATTAGTTTCTGTTCCTATTCCACTATCATCTTGGAATACATCATAACTTGCTGAATTAGAATTAGTCGCTACAAGATTTTGATTTGCAAAAACTCTTAAACCTAATCGTGCTAAATCTGTTTTAACATTTGGGTCAGCACCTACACCACTTGGTAATTCTGTTACACTTGTTAATGCGTTGTTATTTAATTTAATAATAGCCATTAGTAATTAGTTCCTATTCCATGTAGTTGAGTTTCTTTACTTCCAGCACTTTGATTTGCCCATTCTATTTTATAACGAACATCTGTTCCTGAAGTACAAGTTGTTTCTCCAAGTCTTACTTGTTTTACCCCTGTTGAATATACAGGAGTGATCGCAGAATAGCTTGATGCTTCTGTCCAATTAGTTCCACC